GAAACAAACAGTGCTGGTGGTGGTGGAACTCTTAAACTAGCCTGTAAGGAAGGAAGTGATGCTACTAGAGTCGGTTTTGTCAACCTTGTAGGAGGAACAGAAAATACGAGTGATCGTGCTAGTTTCTTTAAAATACAAGTTGCAAATTCTTCTGGTAGTGGACTAGAACGTATGCGTATAGATTCGTCTGGGAGAGTTGGTATAGGCTTAACAGACCCAGCAGGTAGAGTTCATGCACATTCAGCAGCTAATACAGCAACATTTGTAGCAGATGGTGAAGTAGATAACCCACAATATCCTTCGTATGGTTTTGCAGGTCAAAATGCTGATAATGGTTCAAGAGGTGCTGGTATGTATTTACCAGGGGATAACACACTTGCGTTTGCAACTGCTGGAAATGAACGTGTGCGTATATCGGGGGATGGTTTTGTTTCTATTGGTAATACTTCTGCTCAAGGATCAAGATTATTTATTGATTCTGCTGGGGTAGATCAAAATACTTTAAGACTAAAGCAATCTCAAGCGTCAGCACTTATACAATTTAATGAAGTTACAAACACCAGTTATGTAGGAGATGGTTATAAATATCACGGATCTAGGTCTGCTGGAAGTAATTATAATTTCATGGCATTTGACTCAGCCCATGCTTCAACACCTGATCGTGAATTTACGATTAGAGGTGATGGTAACGCTTTTGCAGATGGTACATGGAATAACAACGGTGCTGACTACGCAGAATTTTTTGAATCATCCACTGGATCAACTATACCTGTTGGTACTGCTGTTGTATTAGATAATAACAAGGTAAGAGCCGCTACATCTAGTGATGCTGTTGGCAATATTATTGGGGTTGTTAGACCTAAAGAGCCAGGTCAGGCATCTATGACTATAGGTAATACAGCATGGAACAAATGGCAGGGTAAATATTTAACAGATGACTTTGATCGTTTTATTTTAGATGAACATAATGTTATAAATTGGACAGAAGCAGATGGTACATTTCATAGTTATGAATCTCATGCAATACCTTCAGATGTAACCATTCCCAGTGATGCTGAAATTTTAACAGAAGATGTTAATGGTAATAAATTTACACATTATCGTTTGAATCCTGATTATGACTCAAGTAAAACATACGTTCCAAGAAGTGATCGTGATGAATGGGTTATCGTTGGTTTAGTTGGACAGGTAAAGGTATTAAAAGGACAGGCTGTTAATGATCGTTGGGTAAAAATGAAGGATGTCAGCGATACTGTAGAAGAATACTTTATACGTTAAAACCGTATTGCCGTTATACGTTCCAACAGCTACACTTTAAAATAATTATAAAAATTTTATGTCAAAACTATCTGACAGATGCGAAGAGCGTAAACAAGAAGCACAAGCTCTTGCTGATAAATTTAACGCTTTAAACGACCAAAGTAAAAAATTAGAAGCAGAAAAAACGCAAGTTTTAGAACAGTTCAACATTAAAAATTCTCAATATGCAGAATTAGTTGCATTGGTACAAGAAGAAGAGGGTGTTGAAACTCCAAGCGAAGTCGTAGAATAAGGTTAAACTATTAATAAAAGTAATTTTTTATCATGGCAACTACTACTTGGGCATTAGCTAATGTTGATTTTGATGTAGACGATGGCTTTTGTCATACAGCACACTGGACAGCAACTAGAGTCGATGGAGACTACAGTTCATATCGTTATGGCTCTTGTGCTTTAACAAAACCTGAATCTTTGACAAGTAGAACAGATTTAAAAACAGCAGACATTATTGCTGATGTAAAAGCAGTTCTTGGAACGGATGAAGTTACAAGTATTGAGAGTGGTCTTGTTCTTGATATAAGCGAACAAAAAACACCTACACAGGGAAGTTTCGTACCAGCTAGTTAGTTTTTACAGGAATATTTCTGTCAATAATTCCATACATGACACGCAATGGTGCTAGTCCTATAATTAGGAAAAGTACCATAAATGTTATTGGTACGCTTGCTTTAATTAGTGCTTCTCGAATCATGTTTGCTCGTATTTGTCAGATAGCTTCATTGTTGTCTCTATTTCTTACCTTGTCAATGTTAGGCGGTTCGTACTACGCTTTCCGCTTTGTTACCAGCGAGCAGTTTAAGGCCAGAGTAATGAATGAGGTGCTTAATAATGTTCAAAATATGATGCCAAAGGTTTTAGATCAAGAGTTGCCAAAAATAACAGGCCCATCAATGCCTTTAAATAATATAAACAAGTAAGTGTCTGAAATAAAGATACCTGAGATAAAACTTCCAACAATCAATATTCCAGATGCACCATATTTTACAAAACCAAAATTAGAAGGCAAGTTGCCTGGTTGTTATTTATATCATCGTGATCTAGAAACTACACGTAATCCATCATTACTTATATCGGACAAACGTGGCACATATACTTTATGTCCAAACGGTGAAATCCCATCATATACTCCAATGAGATATGACCCTGCACAAATAATCAATACAGAGCCAGTTCCAGTAAATACTGCTCCAACTCAAAAAGATACAAACTTAGCACAACCAAAACCAAAAAAAGATAAGAAAGTAGTATATGAACCTTGTCCTCCAGAAAAACCACAATTTATGAAAGGTGATTACAGAAATGACAAAAGGATTCAAAGATTTGTTTCTTACGAAAGAATAGAGATAAATGGAGGTTTTGATTGTGTCGAGAACTGGGAAAAAGTACCATTCAGAGAAAGTTTTATTGGAACTCCTGAAGGGCTTATCTCAACTACTCTGTTGGGTGTGGTTGCTGGTGGCTCTGCATTATTGGCTCCTCTGATAAAAAAGGTGATTTCTGAAATATTTAAAAAGATAAAAAAACAACTGACAAAGAAAAAAGATAAGGTAGAATAATATATAAGCATTGCATACTTGGTAGCCCCTACTCGAAAGGGTAGTTTAAACGTGAGCCCAAGGCCGATGCTTTAAGCAACCAGACCCATTATCAAGTTGTTGACTCAACCTCTGCTCTGTTGGAGCGTCAGTTGCTACTCTAATTTATGAGTGTGCGGTAATACCTGATTGGGAATTGTTGTTAATACTACGTTTTTACACGCTACTGCATCTTCATTTATCAGCTTTACACCAAGTTTAAACTGCTCGGCACATACCTTCATCCTTGCTAGATTTGCCTCTAAACGAGCCTTCTGCAATGCAAATTCCTGTCCTTTTATTTGGTTTTCAGCAGCTTTGACGCAAAGATCAGACCCTTCACCCAATGGTATCTGTAGGCTAACAGTAAATCCATAATTAAAATTATGAGTTGATTGTTCTATTCTTGGCTGTTCACTTATATATAAAATTTCTCCTGGGTTAATTAAATTACCATCTGCATCTTCTGCAAGATTGTAGATATTAGTTCTGGTTTTAGTAATTCTAGGTGTACTGTAGTTTTCTCCTTTAGTAACAAATGGAGTGAAAGCTAGTGTCGGTTGTTGACATTGAATATTTCCTCCATAGGTCATCGTTGGGAAGCCCCCATTTATAGTTTGGTATCCGTTATTGATTACCGTTCCAGAACTCGATGCCGATGGGGAACTAACAGTATTAGCAAGGGTTTTGGGCGAATATAGTAATAGAAGTAAACTTAATTTGAAAAAATTGACAAGCTTGTACTTTGACTTTCTGTATTGATTGTTCTTTGTACAGTGCTGGTTGCGTCTAAACCTGGAGCAAGAAAATTCTCCGTTATGCTGAACGCTTCCCCTGGATTTTGGATCTCCCATTGGGGCTTGGTCGGTAAATCTGGAGTTACCCATTTAAACGAAACTCCATTAACTGTCTGTGTGTTTGTATAGGTTGCATCAGGTGATATAACTGTTCCATCCTTAACTTTGATGTTATTGCCTTGCAAACTATATGAGTAACCTGTGCGGTAGTTCTCCGTAACAATCGTCTCCACAATAATAGTTTTACTAGAGCTAGAAGATTCCATCTGCCCTGTAGAGAACGATGGAGTAATTCCCCCTGCATAAGCACTAGGTATGCCAAATAAAAACAGTGCCAGCCATTTCATTAATCAATTTCTAACTTTATAGTGCTAGACATTTGAGCTGTTACGCCTGCTCCTGTAGCAGATAAGTTAACTGTCATAGCTCCACCAGAATCCATTGTCATAGCCGTAGTGCCTATATCTCCACCGCTAACAGTTGTTGTATCGCCAAAAATTGGGAGTGCTGGGACTACTCCATTAGTTACCGTAGTAGCTAGAAAACTTGTAGGTATAGAATCGCCCTGAATAAAACTTTCACTTACAGACCAGGCATCCCCTGCGGTGGTTACGGCATAAGTGGTTGTGTTATCTATAGTTGGAACACCATTAGTTATTGCTGCATCCGTTAAATCTAAAGTACCTATAGCATTTGCAGTATCACCTGCTGTTGGCGTGACATTTGTACCCGATGCCGAGAAGGTCGTACCCACCCGATTACTCGTTGAACTTGCCCCTAATGTACTGACCGAGACAACATTCTGTATTGAGTGATTGATGTCAGCGTATGAAGCTGGCATACCAGCAAGCAGCAAAAGTGGTAGAAGTTTTTTCATTTTTTTACAACTCCAACTTTAGAGTCTTTATTGTCAACTATCTTAACATTATCATTAAGTTTCTTTTTGTCATTACCTTTTTTGACGTTTAGCCCAAATTGAGCACTTACTGCCGACAAGAGTCCAGCAGCAAAAGTTGTATCAATTTGCCTTGTAGGGTTTGGATTGAAGTACGACCAAGAAATCACGCCTAAACTCCAAAAAAGAATAATTAGTTGCACTACGTTGGCAATCAGGCTATTACCTTCTTTTTCTTGATCTTCCATAAGAAAAAAGCTGCTTGTGGGTATCTCTAAGCATTGACCACTGCTTAACAAACAGCTATGTGCCAAATGTAGCAATTATTGGTATGTTTGGAAAGTAACACAAAAAAACAATGTCAAAGTTTCTAATCAATCTATTTATCAAGTTCGGCAAGTCAGAATCTTTGCGTAAAGCTGCATTATCGCTTTGTAAAAGCTTAGTGGCAAAAACTGATAATGACCTTGACGACAAATTAGTAGAGCTTCTTGAAGCTAAATTATTTCCAGTAAAATGAAACCAAAAAAATTTCTAAACATTGAAATAGAAGATGCTCCATTAGAGCTAGAGCTATCGGTGGAACAGAGATGTCGTGACATTCTTGCCTCAAATGACATCTATAGCATCAAACGCTATTCCACTTATCTGGTAAGGCATCAAATGAAACAGGATGTATTTCTTGCATCTTTACTTGGTCGTCTTGTAGAACTTGAGGCTGCTTTAGCAACCAATCAGGTAAGAAAAGATAAAAAAGGTTTTATCAAGAAGATGAAACGATTTCTTCGTATTCTTTAAGTTCTTCTGGTTTAAAATCCTTTACCAATAGCTTTGGTATTTTATCAATCTCAAAATTATATTTAAGGATTGCTGTCCTTATATGTTCTGTAACCCAGCTACCGTTATTTGCAACAACTTCTGCTTTATTTCTAGAGTTAATATTAATCCTATGCTCTATACCCTTCAGTTGTATATCAAGTAAATTTTTTTGTAAATTTTTAATTCTTATTTCCTTAAGCTTCCTAAGTTTTAACGAATCACTCATTTTCCAGTTCCTGTATCCTCTTCTTTATAGCATCATATCTTACACAATATTCCTTAGTTTCCATATTCTCAAACCAGTATTGTTTCTGTAATTCTGCAAGCTGGTCATAATAATTTTTTATCAGGTCTTTATTTTTCATTTAACTCATACTTGGTAATTAAAGCTTCAATAACATCTTCTGGTAAGTGTTCTTTTAATAATGGATCAGACCAACCAAATGGAGGTAACATAATCATTTGACTAAACATATCCTCACCTTTTCGTTGCCATGAAACTTCCCATAAGATAGCTCCACTAAGCATTATTTCAGTGTTTGGAGATGCAAAGACTTTCATTTTTTACTTTTCATCTATCTTTTTTTCTAATTTATCTAGCTGTTCTTTTAGAAGTAATTGTGTATTCATTAAAATTTTTATTGATTGCATAATTCCATCAAAAGTTTTTTGAGTTCTATCTTCAATTTCTTCAAGCTTATCAAGATGTTCAACCTTATTATTGACAAGGTTTTCTAAGATTCTGAAAGCTGCATCATAATGAGTTATTTTTTTTGCAATAACATCATAATTTTGTTTTAAAAATTCAATTTTTTCTTCGTTGTTCATAGTGATTTGCTCCATAATTTTATGAGAAGTTCAAGTTCAGCAACCCTTTTCTTAGCTGCTGCGATCTTTTCGGCTGTTGTCATTTTAATTTTTTGCGTTGTCTTTCCATATATTTTTGAAATTTTTTTTCTGCTCGAGCAAACTGTTTATCATTAAGCCATGCAAATCCTCTGCCACTTCCATTTGAATGAGTAGATGGCTTGTCTGGTTCTAATTTGCCATAAATAATTAATTGCATAATAAATAAAAAGGGGTCTTACAGAAGGAAAACTCATACTTAAAACCTTAATGCCCCTATAAATTAGGCTGGTACTGCTTCTGAGTTTCTACTCTTCACAGGTAATGTAAAATCATTTACTCTTACCTGAATAGATGCTCCAGTAGTGCCATCTCTTTTCTCAAAAGTATTTAGGTTGCCAGATCCTGTCACTGTAATCTGACTGCCTTTCTTGATATAGTCCATGACAACATCTCCTCGATTGCCCCATACAGTGCAATCAACTTGAACAGTGACATCTTGGATGTCTGTTAATAGTCTGAAATTAGTAACTTTAGTACCTTGAGAAGTTTCCTTCTGTACTGGGTCTGAGGCTAGGTTGCCAACGGCTGTAATGCTTAACATGATAAT